TTGGGCAGAAAAGAAAAAAGCGGCCTACGATATAAAGTTAGCTGTTACAATGGAAAATCATACCAATGAAATCTACCAAAGAAAAGACACTTTTCTTGATTTGGGATCAGCGTTAGGTAAATTACAAAAAGAAATGAAAACTCATTTAAATAAGAGGCATTTTACGGCTTTCAATATGCTTTTTGTAGAAAATAAATCAGAAGAGGAAGTGGCAAAATTTTTAGGATTCAAGACTACTGAAAAAAAGAGATCAGCAGGGTACAAGCAAATCAAAAATTTAAAAAAGATCTTTCAAGAAAAGGCAAAAGAAATTATAAAAGAAAAGGATATAATATGATCAAATTAACAGAAGATCAAAAAAACATGATCTTGGAAATCTTTGAAAAAGATCCCAATATTTTAAATATAACTAAGGCCGTCTTTAAAGATGAAAGCTTAGATGGTAGATCTAAAGAAGGTAGGGCTGTAACCAAATTCTTAGCTACAAATGGATTAAAAGCAAAAACCACAAAAAGAGAAAAGTCAAAAGAAATCGATTTGACGGAAGATCAATTGGAAGAGATTGAAAGGCTTCAAGCAGACAATTTAAATACTTCTGAAATAGCAGATATTATATTCCAGACTAAAGTAGTGAGATTATCCAAAGAATGGAGAGTTATCAATGAAGTAATAAACCAACACAAAGAGGAAGAAAAAGATAAAGGCGAAGACTCTGCTGGTAACTATATTGCGCCACAAGCTATTTCAAGATTGATTAAAAAAATTAATGACTCAACTGGATATGGATTGGAAGAAGGCAAGATGTCTAGGAATCAGCAACACTGCTGCGAAAAACTAAGAATTAATTTAAGTAATTCTAGATTCGTCGCTATTATTAATAATTATACGAATCCAAGAGATAAGGAGTTATTTGAACAAGAATTTGTTAGATTGACTTGGGACAAACCAGACCTTACGGCTGACGAATTAAACCTTTATATGAACGTCGCAAAGGAAATTATTAATCTAGAATTAATTACCAGCCACCTTCAAAAACTTAATGATATGTTTGAAAGCGCTGATGATCAAGACGAAATGACGGTTCGTCTTGCTGAAATTATTAAAGCTAAAAGCGGCGAATACCATCAATGCGAAACCCGTATTGAAAATTTAACTAAAAAACTTCAAGGAGATCGTGGCGCACGTTTAGCTAATAAACAAAAAGAAACAGCATCGTTTTTATCTATTGTTCAGCTTTTTCAAGAAGAGGAAGAAAGAAAAAATATGGTTCGTATCGCGGAAATGCAAAAACAAGTAATCAAAGAAGAAGCTCAAAGACTTGAAGGTATGGCGGCCTGGAAAGCTCGTGTTTTAGGTATAGGTATTGAAGATGTATTATAAATGCAAAGAGTGTGGAACTGAGTTTGACTCAGAGAAGGGTCTTCACGGCCATTTAAAGGCGCATAAAATGTATGTGGCCGATTATTATGTGAAACACTATCCAAGATTTAATAAGCTCAATGGAAACCCACTACCCTTCAAGAAAAAAGAAGAATATTTTGAAAATGATTTCACTTCAAGATCACAACTTGTGAAGTGGTGTGAATCTGCGCCACAAAAAGAAGTAAAGGATTATATAATTGAATTAGCCAAAAGAAGAATAAGTGAAAAAAAATACACTCATGCCCCATTTTATATTGAGCTTCTAAAGCGCCAATTACCAGATTTAGATATTTATAAAAAACACTTTGGAACATATACAAAAGCTTGTGAAGCTATGGGCGTTAAACCTATATTTTATAAAGGTATGCCTGAAGAATTTTACAACGATGTAGACGCTGAGGTATTGATCGACACTAGGGAACAGCAACCATTGAAATTTCCTAAATCACAAATTTTAAAATTGGATTTTGGAGATTATACGCTGGGTGGAAATAATTTTTCAAATACATTTGTAGATAGAAAAAGCGCAGGAGACTTCTTATCAACATTTGGGGGTCAAGTAGATAGGTTTAGAAGAGAGATGCAAAGATGTGTGGAATTAGATAGTTATATGTATATTGTTGTGGAAAAGCCCTTGGTAACAATAGAGAAGGAAGCTATATTCACGAAAGGAAGAAAAGCGCCTAAATTGGGCTGGGTATTCTCTAATTTAATTTCTGTTCAACACGAATTCGCTGGTAACTGCCAATTTGTATTTACTGATAATAGAAAACATAGTGAGGAAATAATTCCTAAACTATTGCATCTGGGTGAGAAGCTTTGGAACGTAGATATACAATATTTTTTAGATAAGGAAGAAAGATGAGTTGGGAAGTTGGAAATCAAAAACCTTTAAAGCGTGAAGATGTAAATAAGCAAGTTATGGATCTTGAGGGTTACCTTGAAGATACTAAGGCCAAGATTTGGCTATACAAATTTTTAAAAGAAAATGTAACTTTTACTACTCAATTACTTACTGGAATCGAACTATTTCCATTCCAGCATATGGCAGTTAAGGCTATGATGGAGAACGATTACTTTTTGGGAATCTGGTCTCGTGGTATGTCGAAATCGTTCTCGACTGGTATTTTTGCTTTATTGGACGCTATGTTAAATCAAGGCGTACACATTGGAATTATTTCTAAATCGTTCAGGCAATCAAAAATGATCTTTAGAAAAATTGAAGATATAGCTCAAGATAAAAAAGCAGAATTATTTCGCCAGTGTATCGGTAAAGTGAGTAAATCAAATGACGAGTGGTCTATGCAAATTGGTAGCAGCAGAATTACCGCTTTACCACTTGGTGATGGTGAAAAACTTCGTGGCTTCCGTTTCCAAAGAATCATTATTGATGAGCTTCTACTTATGCCAGAAAAGGTTTTGAACGAAGTTATTATGCCGTTCCTTGCTGTTGTAGAAAACCCAACAGAAAGGCAAAAAATAAGAGATGCCGAAAATGCTATGATCGCGGCTGGGAAAATGACTGAGGAAGAGAGAACAGAGTGGCCATCAAATAAAATGATTGGTTTGTCGTCTGCATCTTACAAATTTGAATATCTTTATAAGATGTATCAAGCATATGAGAATATGATATTTAATCCTGGAGCAAAAAACCAAGGTAGAAGATGCATTATGCAGTTTAGTTATGACTGCGCCCCTAAAGCTTTATATGATGAAAATTTGATTTCTCAAGCAAGAGGAACAATGAGCCAGTCGCAAATTGATAGAGAATTTAATGCCCAATTTACAGACGATAGCGCTGGTTACTTTAAAATTAGCAAAATGGCCGAATGCACAATTGAAGATGGAGAGTCTCCGTCTATTGAAGTAGCTGGAGAAGAGGGCGCTGAGTACATTTTGGCATTTGACCCTTCTTGGTCTGAATCCGAAGCATCTGACGATTTTGCTATACAGGTAATTAAACTTCTTCCAGAACAGAAGAAAGGTGTCTTAGTTCACAGTTACGCACTTCCTGGAACAAATTTAAAGAAGCACATGACTTATTTTAAATATGTTTTAGATCATTTTAATGTTATTATGATTGTGGGAGACTACAATGGCGGCGTTCAGTTTATAAATTCCTGCAACGAAAGTGACTTGTTTAAAAAAGAGAAATTAAAGATAAGAACATTTGATGCGGGGCTAGATAACCCTCACGATTATACAAAAGATCTCAAAGAAGCTAGAAGACAATACAATGTTTCTGACAACACCATATGTTATCTAAGAAAACCAACTTCTGTTTGGATTAGAAATGGTAACGAAATGTTACAAACAGCATTTGATAGAAAAAGATTATATTTTGCAGCTACTGCAATGGATGATAATTACTCCATACAAAAGGCAAAAAAAATACCAATACAAGATTTAAAATTCTCAAAATACGAAGATGAGAAAAATATTGGAGCAAAAATGATAGACTTTATCGAGCATCAGAAAGACATGATTGATTTAACAAAAGCCGAATGCGCTCTAATACAAGTTTCTAGCTCTAACGGAGGAACTCAAAGCTTTGATTTACCTTCTAATTTGAAGAGGCAAAAAGGTGTAGATAGAGCGAGGAAGGACTCCTATTCGGCTTTGGTTTTGGGGAACTGGGGGATGAATATTTATTATGATATGATGAATGTCCCACAAGAAAGTAATCAAGGTTTTACTCCAATGTTTATTTAAAAAGTTGGAAAAGTAACTTTTAAAAAGTGTAAGTAACTTTATAATAGTTATGCCAATACCGAAACCAGCAAAAAAAGAGGAACAAAAGCAATTCATGTCTCGTTGTTTGAGCGACAAGGTTATGAAAAAAGAATTTAAAGATATTAAGCAAAGAATTGCTGTATGTATGACATCATTTAGAGATAAAGATAAAAAAGATGACTAAAAGAAAATATACAAAAAAATCCAATTACTGGAATAAATTTGAAAAGGCCGCTCCGCAAGTATCACAAGCGCAAGAGGCTGTTGAGCCAGCAACTGCTGGCGAATCTTATCATATTTCCCTGGGGTCGTACAGTCGCTCTGGTTCTGTGAGCAACCTCTCATCGTCTAATACCAGCACAAGAATAAACAGATCTTCTGTTACGGCCCCACTTAATAAATTTAGTCAAATTCGTGGAGGACTACTACCTTATGAAATCTCTTCAGATGGCATCAATGTAAGAGAAGCTATTGAACTTTGCCAGAAAGCTTACGCCAATGTTCCTATTTTTAGGAATACAATTGATATGATGTCCGAATTTGCTAATTCAGAAGTTTATTTAGAGGGCGGCAATGCGACATCTAGAGATTTTTTCATGAAGCTTTTTGATAGG